GAAAGCTGCATAAATGTCTGCAATTGCCAAGTATTGATTGGCTTTTGTTTCATTCGCTGTTGGCTGTGGCATTGAGTCCATCAATTCAGCACGCTGGTTAGTCGGGCCAAGCGGCATGCCTGGTGCAGCCAATGCGGCCTGTGCCGTGTTCAATGGCTGTGGCGCAGTGGTCATCACATCTGCAATTTGCTTTCTTAATGCTTCTGCCCGTTTTGCCTCCTCCAGCTTTTGAGTAAGCAGCATGTCTTGCAGCGACCCAGCACGGGCCTGTTGGTAGCCCTGCTGACCCGCTTGCAGTGCCGACCCAAGGGCTTGCCCCAAGCCGATGCGCTGCGGACTGCGGCCACCGGCTTGCAGCAATGCAGCCGCCGCTGACAGCGCCGCATTGCGACCCATCAGCTTGCGCTGGTCTTCGGTAAGCAGCGCATCAAGCCCTGATGGCGTGCCGCCACCGCCAAATATGCTGCCGATGTTTGAGTAGTCGAATTGGGTTGCCATTTTTATTCCTTAAAACAGACTGAGCAATGCGCCAAGTCCTGCACCTGCGCCGCTGCTGAGTGCGCCGCCCGTAAGCCCCGCCAATTGAGAGCCGGCCAAAGCACCACCCAAAGCGCCAGCGCCTAAGTTTTGGCTGTATGGCGTTGATACAGTGCCGCCCAAGTTGGCAGGCTGCGCACTGAGTGCCGACTGAGCAATCCCCAGGCGCTGAAGATCAACATTGCGCAGTGCATCAAGCTGCTGCTGCTCAAAGGCTTGACGCGCACCGCCAGCACCCATCGCAGCCTGTGCGCCGCTAAGGCGCAGGGCTTGCTGCTGTGCGCCAAGGTTGCCCAATTGGCCACCCGCCGCCAGCCTAAACTGAGCACCCTGCAAGCCCGTTGCTTGATTTTGTGCAGCCGCCGCCTGTTGCCGTGCCAAGTCAGCCGCCTGCAATTGCACAGCCTGATTGAATGCCGACTCGTTAAGCTGAGTGCCAAGAGTGCCGGCCTGCTTGGCAAACGCTTGGTTGGTCAAAGCCTCTGCAACACCTTGGCGCGAACCACCGAATGCACGGGCTTGCATGGCACGCTCACCCGTCTGCCCGATAGCCATGCGTCTTGAAGACTCCAAGTCCTCCAGAGCATTCTGGCGCACCAAGCTGGTGTACGGATTCATGTAGCTGCCAATTGAGCCAGGGCCACTCATGCCCAGGTTGGCTTGAGCCGCCTGCAACTCGGCAGGCTGGTATGTGCCGCTGAGTGCGGCCATTTGGGCAGCGTAGTCGGTGCTACTGATGCCTGGGCCACCCAAGCCGGTATTGACAAGCTGCTCCTCACCAGCCGTATACAGCGGGTTGTAGCCTGCAAACTGCTGGACGGGCAATGCGCCGGCCACGCCTTGAGCCTGCGCCACATTTGAAAGGAATGCCCGTTTGATGTCTGGATCGATTGAGGTCGATGAAGTTGTGCTGCCGCCTTTTGACATTTTTAGCCCCTTATCCGAGTAGAGATTTCATTTTTTTGGCAGGAATCTTGCCATCGTTAATCATCGAAAGCAGCCCCTCGCCATACTTTTTAACCGCTGATTTTTTGATGACAAACTCACCGCCCAGCAGTGCGCCATAGCCCTCATCTGGGCCTTTGGGATTTGGGCCTTTGAGATGAGCCTTAATGACCTTGCCGCCTTTAGCGTATTGGCCTTCGCCAAAGCTGCTACTGCCAGCGCTATCACTGTAGCCACCATAACCGCCGCCATCCCCACCAAGATTTTGGTCTGAAATGCTTTGTGCTTCTGCCGCTGCAATGGCATCATTTATGGCCTGCTGCTCCGCAAAAGAGCCGCCGCCGTAACTTCCGATTGCACCTTCTGCTGCCGCATTGTCAGCAGATTGCTGGGCGGCTCGTTGCTCCAAATCCGCTTGGACTTGAGCAATGATGCCGGCGGCCCAATTGTTTCGGTCTGCTTCTCTGGCGGCTACTGCTGCCGCCGTGTCTCGATTCAAAGCGTCTTGCATGCTGGTCATCGAAACCGCTGTTGGTGATGACACATTTGTCGCTGCCGTATCTTGTTCTGCTTGGGCCTGTGCGGCAGCTTGTGCCGCCGCCGCTGCCTCCGCTTCCGCTGCTCGATTCATAGCGTTGATTTCGCTTTGCCTAAAGGTTTCTTTTGCGGCCTGATAAGCCTGTGGATCAACACCCATTGCAATCAAGCCTTGGTCAGCCACAAAGCCAGGGGCAAAAAGTCCTTGCAATCTGCCAAGTGTTGTATTTCCAAAAAGGCTTTGACCAAATTGAGTTATGCCGGCCATCGTTGGGTTGTCTGCATAATACGAAGCCTTTTGGGCATCGGTCATGCTGTCCCATGTTGAGTTTGTCATGCCAGCACCTGCACTTGAACCAGGGCCACCGCCGCCATAAGTCCCCATAGGGCTGGTTTTGGCCGGAGTCTTGGGAACTACTGGAGCGACAGTGCCGCCAGCAAGCAACCCCGTTGCGGCAGGGTAGGGGTTGGCAAATGGCCGCATCTGCGACATCAAGTCTCTGTATCGATTTTGTGAGCCGCCGATACCAGGCTGGGTCAACAGGTACTGCTGATATAACTCTTCCATTGTCGCCATGTCACAACTCCTTTGCTAGTACAGCCCACTGTGGGCTGTAACCTTCATCTTTTAAAAATGTCTTTGCCCAGCCCTTGCGGCCTGCCAAAGTCACTCTGGTGCAGCCTATTGACTTGCCCCAGGATTCGATCATTGTTCGCATCCTTGAGAGTTCATCTAGGTCGCCACCAGCCAAGAAGTAATGCAAATTCTTAAGCCGCGGATAGACAATGATCTCTGTCAATACCACTGAGTTTTTGGCCGGCCACAGTTGCAGCCTGTTATCCCGAACCATCTCAGCAACATCGTCAAAATTATGTGTGCCTCCAGAGTATTCTAAAGCAGCCTCAACATGCTGGCGTAGCCTTTCCAAATGCTCTTGATCACTCACCGCTTCCCACCCGCCACCGCATCCAGCCGCATCACCCCGATGCGCCAATCCGCCAACTCCGCACCCGTCACCCTCATGTTGACCTGCCGGCCAGAAAACCTCACAGAAGTGGGGTTTGCTGCCGTGTATGGCCCGAATGTGGACTCCGTACCCGTTGGGTAAAGCCTTGTCTTGAACGAAACTACAGCCTCGCCCAAGGTTTGCTCATCCGGTATTACCTCTCGGATACTCATCACATTGTCGCCATTGCCAATCTGTATTGGCCCAGACTCAGCAAAAAGTGTCGCGCCATCGTAATCAAACCCGACTTCGTGCTCGTTGACTTCGCCGGCAGAATCGACCATCAGGGGCAGCGTGAAAACGCCAGCGTCAGTGCCTGCTAACCGAGACAATGTGCCGATAGCCCAATGGCCTTCGCGGTAGTTGTAGGTCACATAAGAGTCGTTCTCAATGCCTGCATTGCTGGGATAGAACCACCAAATTTCGCCAAACTTGCTGTTATGCACAGCATGCACCTTCGCACGCTGGTCTAGGTTGATATTGTTGAAAACGAAATCAGACACATCGCAGGGCAGCGGCTTGGCGTAGCCGTCATAAATCCAGAAGCCAGATTTGCTCATCCAGATGGCCGCCGTATCAATGGCAGCCACCGCCTGGGCAGAAATCAGGCCGCACCCAGAGCCAGCCTTCTCAAAGCCATAGACAAATGGCGCACCCACATACTGCGCTGTATGTACATCAACATCGGTGAAAAGCAGGTTGATGCCCTTGACCCGCTTCCCAGCCATCAGTGTGCCGGAGCTTGTCAGTTCATAGTCACCGGCCAAGTTGTCTGTTGCCGGCGTCCAGAGGGTATTGTTCTCTTGGTCGCACCACTGGACTTTGCGAGGGTTTCCACCAGCGCCAAGGGCGAACAGGAATCGCTCGGCAGTCACAAGAATAGCCTTGTTGCTGGTTGGTGCGTTGGTAATTGGTGCGGCCAGTGTCGGTGTTGTAAAGCCAAGCTGCCACTCGTAAATCTTGCCATCGTGGTCAGAGCAACCCACCAAATATTCGCCCCAAGTGTCAAGGCTCCAAGTCGTAGCCACATTTGCCGTTCCGGTGTCGGGCCGTGGCACGCCGTAGGCAAAACTGCCGTAAAGGTTTTTGCCGTAGCCAGTGGTGGATGTGCTGTCAATATAGCCAGTTGAAAATCCGGTTGGTGTGATGTCCTTCAAGACCCCCAAAATGTCCATTGCAAAGAGCTTGGAGTGAGTGCCGAGGCCAATGTAGGAATTGGCCGAATTGTCCCGCCAAGTGATGATCGACCTGCAAGCGCCGGTAACAGTTGATGCCGACTTAGCCCTCCAGCCGTTGACGGGCCGCAGTGTGTTCTCGTACCAGCGCACAAGGTTGGCATCGTGCCACCGGCCAGCGGATTGGTATTCAGTCCCGTTGCGGTAGACGCCTGGAGGTAGCTTGATGGGTATGTACATAATCAGATTGTCGGTAGGTTGGACACAAAGCTAATTGTCGCAATGGCCGATGGCACTGCTGGTCGTGTCGGACTTGTTCCAGCAGCGTACTGCTCAATTTGAACACCAATGTCGGTTGGCCTCCACATGATTTCAACATAATCAGTTGCACTTAGGCTCACGAAATAGTTGAGTGCCGCAATGGTGTGGTACGGGTCGCCAACACCCTTTCTCGGTGCAAATCCAAATCGGCTGTTTGAATTTGCCACATTTGCACCATTGACACGAAACCAAACATCCACATCCTGAGATGCATTGGTCGTATTTGTAAACTGAATGGAAAACTGCAAGTTCCAGATTCCGCTATCGGCCACTGTGATCCTAGAACCACTGGCAATCGTCACGCCATTGCTGAAGTCTGTCGTATTGAATGTGATGGCATAGGCTGTGGTCGTGTTGGCTGCCACCTGGTCGGTTGAGTCCTGAAAAGCCCCGTGGGGATTGTTCAAGAACTTGCCACCCCTGATCCCAAACAGCGCACCCAGCGTGCTGATCAGGTTTCTAAAATAGCCGTTCAATGACCCATTAACCTCGGAAACATACCGGCGCTCATACGCCTCCGGAGCAAAGCCCAAGCTGGGAATCGATGGGACTTCTAGTTGTTGCTTCTTGTTAGCCATAGCATGATTATTCCACTTTTGTCATGCCAATGCCGATTTTGCCGACCCGTTAAACAGCCAAGTACAGCCCAATGTTGGCAAAGGCATAGCCAGCGTAAACCACCGCCATCGGGATGTTTCCCTTAAAAAGCTGTTCAACCGATATACCGGCGTATATCACTGTGACCAAAATGATCAGCCAGCCACTCATAGGCCAGAGACATCAATCACTTCGCCACGGAATTCAATGCAGCCATCACCGAAGTCGTGGACAAGTTCCGGCCAGAGTAGGCGGCCATTGAAAAAGGTCAGAATGGCAAACCCACTGCGCCAGTTTGTGGGATTGTCTTCCAGGTAATCGACAAACTGCGGCCCATTGGGGTCAGCCAGCGTGCCAGTGTCAACCCCAAATCGGTTGCCGTTGTAGTCAGCATAGGGAGTGACTTTTAAGCTGTGTAGGTGGCCGGTAACAATAGTCTTGCCACTGCCAACAGTGTTGTTGTGCGTGGCATGGATGCCACCTTTGTACCTGTGCTTTACAACCACATCCTCAGTCGGCCAACAGGCCCAGCAAGATGTCCAAGCTGGGAAGTGATCTCTAAGGGAAAAACCTTTAACACCTTCAAACTCATGGGCATTGGCTGCAAGACGGTTTTCAAAGCGACTGTCATGGTTACCCAGCGTCCATATCAACTTAGCCCGTCCAGCGTCTTCCTCGATCTCTCCAAGGCTGGCTTCACATGCCTTTAACTCTTGAATGATGCTGGGCTTTGTATCCCATCCGATACGGGGGAACCGGCTAATAGACGCGCCATCAAACGCATCACCGTTATTGATGACTGCTTTGGGTTTGAATTCCCTGATTGCCCAAAGCAATCCCTTGAAAGCCGTGGTGCGAATGCCAGGCCAAAAGTGAGCGTCACTGAACACAATAACTGTGCCGTTTTCAATACCCAATCCCTGACGCGCTGCGTGATTATGGTCGGTCTGCAAGTGGGAATATCGGCTACCTCGGCTTTTATCCTCGGCCACCAATTGAATTTTGTACTTTTTCTCAATATTTCTTCTTCGCTGGTGAACGGCTGATACATCAATATCAATTAATTTACAAATTTTGGTAGCAGAGCCTAGCGTTTTCCAAAGCTCAATAAACTCAGCGTCAGTAACTTTTGGTGCTGGCATATCATTCCCTTGTCAGAATGCGCTCAAGCACATTGATTACTCGGTGTTCGGCGGCCTCAATTTGCTCTGCTGATGAGCCTCTGTCTGTTGCGGTTTCAATTAAATCGTGCATCAAGACATGCAGGCACTCATGCAGCGCTGTCTTTTTCAAAGTCTGTGGCGTGATCTTTTCAGCACCGAAATCACCAATTCGGTAAGTCGCCAGCCGTGCTGGCTGGTTAAATTCGACTGATGCCATTGCACCCTTGGCTGGTCTTGAGCCGCGCTCAATACGCCAATCGCCCAGCGACAATTCTTCTTGCCAGTGAGCCATGCACTGATCAAAAAGAAGCACTTGATCCGCGCTTGGTATGTTCTTTACGGGGTTTCTCATGGTCGCCCTTGTTACTATCGAACCTGCGGATCATAATGCGGCCTTGTGACCGCTTTATTTCAGGCCATCATCTTTTCAGCGTCCTTAGATACCTCGGCAACCCGCCGGCCCCAGCCCTTGCCAAATGTCTCCCATGTAGGTAAAGCCTGCAAGAAACTCAAGCGCTTGGCGTTGTAGTCCTCGACAAGATTTCCGACATCCATGCTTGCGACCTTCTCTAGCGTTTTTGGCCCGATCATGCCATCTTCTGGCACGCCCAGCACTTTTTGCAGCATCTTGGCTGCACGCCCTGGGCCGGAATTCACAGCCAAATCAAATACCGCCATATCCACGCCAACAGGTAGATTGTCGCCGCAAACCTTGTCCCAATACTTTTTGCGGTACATAGGGCCGACATCAGCGGGTGTTAAGGCACGCATTGCCTTTTCATCCACCTCATGCCCCACCCATTCCTCCCAGACTCGTTTGGTTACGCCAAGGTTGGTCATGCCACCTGGGTCTTTTGGATGGTTAACATACCCACCCTCATGGTGCAGGACAGCGGCCAAGCATTGGTCAAAGTTCTCTTTCATTTCTTAGCTCTCATTTCCATGATTTTTTCCAGTGTGCGGCCCCCAAAATACGCTGACATGACCAGCATGCCCCACTGGCCCAGCAGTTCAACATAAGACGCCTGAGCGTTGTATCCAAAAGCCGACATCATGGCAAAAACAAAATAGCCAACAAAGATAGCAACTAAGGCCATTGGCCTGATGTTTTTGGACAGCCATGAGTCCGATGCCATGTCGGCATCCCAGCGCTCAGAAACGCCGGCTTGCTCAGTCTTGTACAAGTCCGTCTCATTTGCCATCTTTGCCAACTCGCCATCTTGCGCCATCCTGGCTAAATCAAGCTGTGCCTTGGCCTTGGCCTCTGGATCGGGGATCAGTTTGTCAATCAGCTTGCCGCCGACTTCAAGTAGGGCTGTAAGAGGAAACATGCTCACCTTTCTAAAAACTACACTTGCCAGCGCACTGGTCAATGATCTCAAACGAAAAATAGGCAATCACACCGATCATGAAGAAAAACACCAGACCGAGCAAAACAATCTCAATGAAATCGTCCATCTCTTTCTTTTGTCTTGCTGCTGCCTCGCGCTCACGCCGCGCATCATGCGCGGCCTCTATGTCTAGGCTGGCTGCACGGGCTACGATTTTTTGCCACACATCCATTTTGTTGGATTGAAAAAAGAGCATCTTGATCTCTTCTTCAAATGCCCTGGCCTGCTCGATGGCAAGTTCCAATTCAATGGCCTTGCCCATTGAAGAACCTTTAAACCCCTTGGTCTTAGACTGCTGGACAACTTTTATCGCGTCTGCCTTGGCAGAAAAAAACTTGCCCAGAACAGGGCCAAGGCTTTCAACATCCTTGACTGTCTGGGCAGCAGTTTTTACCAGCTTTACGGCAGTGCTGATCGCCGCAAGTGCTGTGAACGGGTCAATCATCACCGCCCCTTAAAGTGATCCCAAAAGGCTGCACTGGCCGCAAACAGGCCGCCCAGCCACAGCAGTGGCTTTGCCAGCTTGCTCAGTGTCTCCAGCACCCTGAATGCGCCCTGGGCCGCATTGAATGCAGAGGTGACATCCTTGGTGCTTTCTGTCAAGGCATCGACCTTGCCCTCAACAGCCACCAGCCTGTCGTAGATTTCACGATGGGTTATGTCTTCGGTCATATATTTAACCTACTGCGTACAAACGCTTGGGTTTAGGCTGGATAAGCTGGGCTATCTCTTCGGCGTAATACTGCATCCCGCCTAAAGCGCCCTTAATACGGAAATCGTAGTGTTCTGGCTCTACAAACAGCTTGTTCGTGTCCTCGAAGCGGCCTTCTTTAATGCGATCAACCCAAACAATAAACGCAGGGCCAAAGGCTTCTCGCGCCTCTGGTGTTGGGCAAACAAAGTCAGCAATTACATTAGCGCCATGCCTGCTGGCAATGTCACACAAGACGCCCATACGCCGCGCCTGTTCAATGCGATCAGCTACGCTAAAGCCAAGGTCTTTGTTGATTTCCTTGCGGATTTCATCGGCGTTGAAGTGGACGCACTGTAACTCCCTTGCCAAAGCAGCAGCCAATGTTGTTTTACCAGAGCCAGGCAGGCCCATCACTAGAATTTTCATCACTTGACCTTGTACAGTTGCTTGACCGAAAACTCTGGTGCGGGTGTGCGCCAGAAATCTTTGCCGGCATATTTTTCCCACACCGACTTTGGAAGTATAGACGGGCGCTCTTGCCAAGTAACTTCTTTCCTGACAGTGTGTAGGCTCTTCATGTTCAAGCCTCTATCAAAGACTTCGTTTTCGTACTCCACATTTTTAAAGTCATGGTCAAAGTACTGCTTGCCAATGAATTGATACAACTCACGCATCACGCTCTCAGGCTTTTTGCACAGCGACTCATACTCCACCAGCATGATCATGTCTGGGTTGAGTAGCAGCCCCTCTTCCAGAAAGTAATAGGGCTTGACCACTTGGCCTTCCTTCTTCACATCCATCAGGGCATCGCACCTTGTAGTGACTGTTTGCCTTGACTCATCATCTGTCAGGGCTGCACCATACAGGGAGTTCTTGGCCGCAATTCTTTCAAAGCTATCCAGTATCCACGGCAGATCACGCACACAGCAAATGATCTTGGTCTGTGGATACAGGTCTTTAAGCAGAGATGTCTTAGCAGTCCATCCCCTGCTGGTGTCAAACACCGTAGGCTGCTCTACGGCATCGTAAAACGCATTGAAGACGGACTTGAGAATATGCTTGCGTCTGTCTTCATCAATAAGGTGGTTGCTCTCACTGCCCGTGATGACATTGATGGTCGATGTGACCAAGCCTTGTACGGGTGAAGAGATGTCTGCGTAAAACTCAGGGTTTTGACGCAGAATGGCCGAAAGCAGGGTTGAGCCTGATCTTGGCAAACCAGAGATGAAGAAGAAATCTTTCATGTTTGAGTAGCCTGTGCAACCCAATTGACAGCAGCCTCATCCCATTCATAACGCATATTGCCGCCGTTCATAATTGCATCTACGGGTCTTGGTACGGGCGCACCCCATGTCATTGTGTCTGGGTAGCCAATCCAAGATGGGTAAGGCTTACGGGCTTCATGCTCTGCGGTTTTAAGGGTGGTGTACTCTGCCTCAGTCAAAACCTGTAAAACACCAGCAATGGTAGTGTCGGCATCGTCATCGCAAGTGCCGTAGTACTTGGGCGCTCTCAGATATGTGCCGTCAGGTGCAACTTCAACAGGCCATGTGGATTTGTCCTGCCAAATAATTTGCAAGCCTTTAATTTCCGGAATCGATGGCCCCGTGCGCTGTGGCTCAACAGTGCAAGGAATCTTTGTTGCTGCGTCAACTTCTGTTACACAAATATACATTTTTTGCCTAAATGTTAAAGGGCTACACGGCGAACGGCTCTAACTCTTTTGCTTGATGTTTTTGTGGTATCACCTCTGTAGCCACCATAAAATGATATGTAGTAGCCACGATAATATGAGCTAGTAGATTTCTCGTTACCCCAATATGGGCCGCTTGCTTCAAAAGATTCCGCACCTCCTGATTGGAAAGCAGATACGGATGTTTGTGCAGGGTCTCCCGAACCATACGCTGTCGTTCTTTCGGGAATAGAATTGGGGTTTACACCTGAGTTAATTCCTGTGTTATTGGCTGCTGTTCCAGGTTTTAAATTGACATAACAAACTTTAAGTTCATTTATTGCTGGCATATACCAATCATCAAAACCACCAATAACTAAATCGTTACAAAACTTAGCCGCTGGGTAACTGGATGCCCCTAGTGCTACTAATGTTGCAGTATTAGCCGGCCCGTTAATATTGCTACTTGAACCAGTAGTACTGAAACCATTAGCGTAATTAACGCTACCAGATTCCCCCGAAGATTTGGGCGCAACAATTAAATAATGTGTTGCAGTGCCAGAAACTCCAATACTTCCAGCGTAAAACCCGCCTCCGTAAGCAGCGCCTATGCCACTAGGAACGGGTGGGCCAAAACTTCTTTGGTTTTGAAAAACAGCTTGTAAAGCACCACTCATGTTAATCCACTCCCTGAAATTAACCAGTTGGTAGAGGTAATCTTTATTGCCGTAGCTGACCCGTACTGCGCCAAACTGCGCGAACCAGTTGTGCCAGCAGCACTCAAATACATTGTGTCTGTGGTAATTGCAATTGTTACCACTTGGCTTGTCATGTTTACAAAGGTGATCGCAGTGCCAATTGGGTAAGCTACAGACGAATTTGCAGGGATCGTAAATGTCCGTGCATTGGCATCAGTTGATGGGTGAAAGATGTGCTTGCCAGCATCGGCAAGAACCAATGTGTAGGCCGCACTTTGGCTGTTTTGCGGGATGTTTTTAAATCCAACTTCATTTGTGCCGTCAACCGTGCATGAAGATAAAGTGCCACTTGCTGGCGTACCCAAGGCAGGGGTTGTCAGTGTTGGTGAGGTAAGCGTTTTGTTGGTCAGGGTCTGCGTTGCTGTGACCCCGACTACACCAGTAAGAGTATTGCTTGCGTAATCAATAGTCTTGTTGGTCAGGGTCTGCGTTGCTGTGACGCCGGCCACACCAGTAAGTGTGTTGCTTGCGTAATCAATAGTCTTGTTGGTCAGGGTCTGTGTGTCCGTCAATGTAGCAATTCCAGCGGCAGCCAGAGTAGTCGCGCCTGTGCCGCCGTTGGCTACATTTAAAGTTCCCGCAAGAGTCACAGTGCCAGAACTTGTAACGGGGCCGCCGCTTGTAGTCAGTCCAGTTGTGCCGCCTGACACATCCACGCTGGTCACTGAGCCAGAGCCTGGGCCGGTAAACGCAATATTTATAGACCCAGCACCTGGTGTGATGGTCACGCCAGAGCCAGCGGTCAAAGACGCCTTGGTCAGCGTATTGCCGGTGCTGTTGCCGATCAGCAATTGACCATCGGTGTAGCTGGTCTGCCCCGTGCCGCCATTGGCTACCGCCAGTGTCCCCGTAACGGCAGTACCCAAAGGAATGCCCGTAGCAGCCCCTGTGCCGCCATTAGCCACCGGCAGGATGCCAGTAACGCCAGTGGTCAATGGCAGCCCTGTGGCATTGGTCAGCACAGCCGCTGATGGTGTGCCAAGTGCTGGCGTCACCAAAGTCGGTGAATTGGTAAACACCAAAGCACCAGTGCCTGTTTCATCCGTCACAGCAGCAGACAAATTTGCGCTGGATGGCGTGGCCAAGAAAGTGGCTATGCCAGTGCCAAGACCACTCACACCCGTTGAAATTGGCAGCCCTGTGGCATTGGTTAGCACCGCCGCGGAAGGTGTGCCCAAGGCTGGCGTTACCAGCGTGGGGCTGGTAGACAGTACATTGTTGCCAGTGCCCGTACTTGTACCAACACCTGTACCACCCTTAGTCACCTTCAACAATGGGCCAGCATCAAACAGGGCATCAATTGTGTCCAGGTTTGTGTTGACCTTGCCGCCCCAAGTGTTGGCACTTGCGCCAACTTCCGGCTTGGTCAGCAATAGGTTTGTGGTGGTGGTATCTGCCATTTTTAGTCCTTAGCCAAAAGTTTTTGCGCGGGTCAATAAATTGCCGCCAGAAGTCGAGCCACGATCATCGGCCACCTGCAAGTCATTCAATCCACGCTCGTAAAGAGTAGCCCATGTCTGTATTCGCGCATCATCTTGCAGGTATGGTGCGGCCTGCAACAGTGAGCCGTACAGATAAATGTCGGGGCTTGATGTCAAAAGAAAATTGGTCGCCACGCTTGCAGACAGCTTCTCCAGCTTTGCAAAATACACGATCTCTGCCGTATAGCTTGCATCCGGCGTTGGCACAAAACGAAATTGAGTGCCGACCACACCAAAGAATTTGGGCCTGCCGCTGGCCGTGAATTTTGTTGCTTCCTCGTCCAGTGCATCCATCGTCATAAAAGACAATGGAGTCACTGGATTGGTGCTGGTCAACTTTAGTGCCCGAGTCTCTAAAAAGTCAGATTGCGTTGACTCAAACTCGCCGTCAATAGTCAAGGTTGTCCTGGTCAGCATTTGACGGGTGCGCAGCGTGCGCTCAATCTGCGCTTCAGCCAAAGAGATAAAGTCGGGAATAGTGGCTGTCAAATCTGAACGATTCAGCCAATCCGCAATTGAAGTCTTTAGCTCGGTGTAGGTTGTCAGTGCCATTTATTGAGCCTCTTTTTCCATTTCCTCTTTGACTATCCAAGTGTGGTCATGGCGAAATTCAAATGTGCCGATATGGCCGATTTCCTTGGAGACATCATGGTCGATGTAGATTTTGTAACCAAGCTCTTGCGCTTTCTTACAAAAGAACACATCCTCACCCATGTAGCCCCTGCTGGTCTGCCACGGCATATCAAACCACGGCTCACTCATGCCCTCAAACACCTCGCGCTTGATCAGCATTATGCCAGTACCAATGCTTCCCACCTCTTCCAATCCAGTAGATTCTGGCATGGTGTAGACCGATTGGCGCTTGCCTTCGGCGTCATAATTTTGGGCAGTCGGGCCAGTTGGCATTCTGCGCCGTGCGCAGTTGGCCGCCACAATTGGCTTGTCGTGGGCAAGCAGCCGGCCCACCATGTCCTGTGGGAATGTCATGTCAGAGTCAATGAAAAGGATGTGCGTGCAGCCTTCGGCCATCGCGTCCAAGCAAAGGTCAGCCCTTTGGTTTTGGATAATTGTGCCTTGCATCAATTTCAGACTGATTGCGTCTGTGGTGTTGAGCGTGTGATAGGCCACCAAATTAACCATGCAGTAGGTGTAATTGGTGTGAACCTGGTCACGGGCGGGGGTGCAGACAGCAATGTAGTTCATACTTTCCCAGGTCGAGTTCTAAAAAATTGGTTGTCAGAATCGTTGAGCCAGCGCTTCATGTACTCTTGGTCATCGATCTTGCCCTCGGCCTTCATCTTGTAATAAAGGGATTCCGGGATGGACGCCACCAAGTGCCACTCACCTTTCCATGCCGCCTTCTCATCTACGGCGTTGTAGATGGCTTTGTTGGCCTCAATGACAGCAGTTACATCTTGCTCAGTCTCAATAGTCACATCGCCGGTATCGGTATTTTCATGCCAGTAGCGGGTGATGCCTTGATCTTTGTTTTCGCTAAATAGTCTTTTGTGAATCATTTAAAAAAGGGCCAGATTTCTCTGGCCCTTTCCGTTGCTTACTGTTAAGAAGTAATCAAGTCAGCGGCCAAGCCGTGGGCATTTTCAGCCAGCACTTTATGACCCCACTCAACGATCAGCATGCGCTTCTCAGCGTCACCTGTCTTGGCCAGTTCGACTTGCTGGTAAGGGCGCAGCACAGTCATCTTGGCGTAGTCAGGATCGATCACCCATGCATCGCGTTCACGCTGGAAACGGTTGGCAATCACTTGCACATTTCCGAAATCTGAAACGTAGATGTCAACCGCGCCGACCAGTGTTGCAGGCTTTGCACCGCCATCAATGTTGAAACGGCTGGAGGCAATACCAGAGAAACCAGATACGCGCTGCTTGTTAACAGGGCCGCACATCAGAATCTTAGGTGTACCACCGGCTGTCCAGACCTTCTGAATCACATTCTTGAGAATGGTTTCAGTGAAGGTTCGCACATTGCCGTCACTACGCGCATTGTTTGGCAATGTGGTGTAGCTTGGGTCAGCGCCGTTGGTCTGCTTGTCGGTGTTTGTTTTCACAAACGCGCCGAGAGATGCAGTAACACGGGCAGTTGTAGAGTCACCAGCCACAGCGATACCGCCGTTCAGCATGACAAACTCTTGGTCGCGCTTCAACTCAGAGCCACGCTTTGCGATCTGGTAAGCCAGTTCGCTGCGGCGGCCAGCCTTGTTCACCACTTCTTCAGTGGCAGACAGGATGATCGTCTTGCGTGAAATCTGTGCGTAGTTTTGCAGACGCACAGTTGCGGTCACAGAGTCAAAAGTGCCGACATCATCACCCTCAAGCTGAGCATTGGCAGCGGCTGCGGCCAATGTGTCAGTCTGCCACTCAAACAGGCTGTTGGACACATTCTCGCGTCCAATGTTTGACATGTAAGGTGTCTCTTCAGGTGCAATGTTGGTGATCACATTGCTAAGATCTTCCCGAATACCCTTTGCAGAGTAAGTCAGGAATGTATTGCTAACGATAGCCATAATTTCCTCATTTCAATAAAAGTTCAATTGCAGATACCGCATCATCGATGCGGCCGGTTTTTGCAAGACGCTGCTTTGCACGAACACTCTCACTTGTTGTCGAAACCCGACCCGCTGCACCTGGCTTGGCTGGTCGTGGGCCATTGTTCACCACAGGCTTAATGCCTTGACGCTTACTTACCATCTGGTCAAACAGTGCCGCTTTTCGCAGCAGTAAAACCAGCCGGTGATCGTAAACACTCTTCAAATCTTCATCAGAAAAACCGGCAGACTTGGCAGACTCAATCAGCATCGCTTTTTCGAGCTTTGCTTTCTTTGCGTCCTTCCACTCTGGCAGTGCCGCCAATAGCGCATCCTTTTGGCTCTCTAGATGCTGCTGCATAGACTGCTGCTGCTCTTGCTGCATCAATTGTTGAAGACGCTGCTGTTCGGCCTGAATAGCGTACGCCTTCTCCTGTCGATCCCGCAAAACCTCTTTTTGCCGCACCCACTCGATTGGGTCTTCGTTATAAAGACGATCCAAATCGACCTGCGGCTCTGAAGCCTGAAGCTGGGCTTGCAATGCTCCCAACAATTGAGCGTACTGTCCACGCTCGGCCCGAACTGCCTGCGTTTCTTGCTCGACTTGCTTTCGCACTTCGGCAATCTGCTGCGTTTTTCGGGTGTAGTCCTGAGTCCTGGAATAGCCCTTTTGGAGTTCGTCTAGCGTCACAGCGACTTCCTTACCGTCAACTTTGACGGTGAAAGTCTGTGGCTGTTCTGGCTCCTCTGACTCTTCCTCTTCTCCGGACTGTTCCTCTGAGGACTCTTCGTCTAGCGCGTCTTCCACACCAGATTCATCATCCTCAGAGGCCGCTGCCTCAGTATCCTCTTCGGACACCTCGGCTGGCTGCGTCTCGTCAAGTTCTGCTTGTCCTTCTTCAGGGGCCAACATTGCCGAGATAGCACTGGTCGCATCGACCATATTCATTGCTTGTATTTCTGCCATAGTATTTTCTTAAATTAGATTTTTCTGTGATTTTGAGATAGCGGCCTGTGCAATCTTGCCGTTGTCCATGATCCGGATCAACTCTTGCCGCAAGCCATCAATGGCCTGCATCATGCACCACGCTGTCTCTCTCTTCACAGACTCTTCGGGTTTCGAGGATCGAAATGCCCAAAGTTGGTCGTTTTCCAATTTTGCAATTGCAGTGTTGAGGGTTTCGTCCTCAAGTAACTGCTTGGCCTTGCGGCCCTTGTTTACCTGGTCTTCATTTGTCACTACTGTGCCATTCCGTTAAAGGTTGATGGATTCATCATCGGCGGCATCGGCTGCTGCTGCTCAATAAACTGAGCCGCCTGCTGCTGGGCCAGTGCCGCCTGCTGACGGATTGCTTCACGATCAATATTCTGAGCCGCATCGATCTCAGCCGTACTGATCTGTGAGTTGTACTTTAACTCAATTTCATACTTTTTGAGATACAGGTCTTGGGCCATTCTGTCCCGTGCCAGATCGTCATCCATGACCATTTGTTGGCGTTTTAGTTCCAACTCTGCCGCCTTCTTCTGGATGTCGGCTTGAATGGACTCGGCCTGCACCTGTGCCAGCAATTCCTCTGGGGTAGCCTTGGGCGCGGGTGGCGTTGGCGGCACATAGTCGGCAGGAATGCTCTGGAAGTAGCTGGACGAATCCTTAAAACCAGACAGTTCCACAATCTTGCGCAGGGTATTACTAAACTGCTGTGGCGTGACCAATGGATTGGTTGGGCCAAGCTGCTGCAAGATTTGCTCTTGCTTGCCCAAGATCATCATCAGCGCTTGCATGCGCTCATTGGTATCGCCATTGCCCAAGGCAATGTTGATATTGGCATCCATGTTGGCATCCCAATACCTTGGATCAATCTGCACCCACTCGTTGCGCATACGCACCATGCGTGCTTTGTCTTGGTGCGTAATGCTCAAGAACAAAATGCCTTTAAAGAGCTTTTTCATGCCCTCGGCCAGTATGCGTGCTGTCAACTCGATGCGGCCTTGGCTGGCGCTGATGGTCGCGTTGACCGCCGCCTTGGTGGACGATTGCAATGCGTCAGCGTTCAGACCCATCGCCGCCTTGCTCATGCCGGTGCGGTCTTCCTTGATCTGATCCATGTATTCCATCATCGGGAATGCGGCCTGACCCACAAATGGGGTCGTTAAAGGCTGCACCATACCTGGCGCACGCATACGGATGATTGCGCCCGTCTCGTTGTTCAGCACATCGTCAATGTTGACTTGGCCCTCAACCACCGCCGTGCGAGGGTGGATGGATTGCGCCAAGCTGTCCAGCGTATTGCGCAGAATCTCAGTTC